GATGGGTGAGTCACGCTTACCGAGTGCGTTGACGAGTCCCGTCCACATCACTTCAGCACCGTAACCCCATGCGTGCAGTTCGTCGGCGACGAATGCTTGTGGACGCTTGCCCTCAAGAGAACCATAGTTCGCTGCGAGGGGTTGAAACTTTGCTGCCGTCCCCGGCACGTGAAGGTTATTCGTGTGCGACTTGATGCGTTTGGCCAGTGCCGGTGACTTCTTCACCATCAATACAGCGTCGTCAAACACAACCTTCGCCTGTGTCTTATCCACTGCAACGCTGTAGACTTCGCTACCCGATTCCCCAACTCCGATTAACTCGTAGAGCGCAAGAGCAGATGCCCATGTGCTCTTACCGTTACCCTTCCCACATTCGCAGTACGCAATGCGGAAGCGGCGGAATCCTGTATCTGCCCAGCGCCATCCATAGAGGATGTAGAGCATGGCCTGTTGCCATGGCTCCAGCTTGATGGGCTGTCCCTCAAGCTCACCGCGAAGGTGACAACAGAAGGACTCTACAAACTGAATGACTCTCAGTCCTTGTTGCGGACTGAATATCAGGTTGCGGAGATGCCCCTCTGCCGAGTCCTGGCGATGACGCTCACAAGCTAGTCTGACGAGCTGGCCTACGACAATCTTGTTGTCCAGTACGTCAGCGACGTACTGCTCTGGGATGTTAAATGTGCTCACACTAAAGGGTTCGGAAGTCGAATTACTTGACTTCACTCGTTATGTCGTCGGCTCCGATGCCCTGCATGAACTCTGTGAATGCGTCATCGCCGGACGATGCTGCAACCTGTATCCGGCTGCGTGATGCTGGTGTCATTCCGAACTCAACGAGAAACTTCCTCATCTGGTCGAGCGCGGTGTTCGCAATGCCGACGTATGGGTTCTGGATCGGGAAGCCCGACTTCGGAGACTTGATGACAGCACCATATTTCTGAACATTTGTTTCTGCATCCATCCAGCGAGACCATGAAGCGCAATAGGCGCTTAATGCGGCACGATCAACCGATGTAAGCAGGTTGAGGCTGACAAGCTCTGCGCTGATACGCTTCCATTCACGCTTTGCAGCATCGTCCAGATGCGACGGACAGCGCGGCACACCACCGGGCTTCGGCTCACGCTTGTTGAGCGGGCGGTGTCCTGGGTTGCCCTGAAGCTCGCGCAGGGCAGTCGGTTTAGGTCTACGTCCTGCCATCAGTCACCCAACCCATCGCCGTCCAGACGCTCCACCTCGAAGCGCAAAACGGTAGTTCCAAGCTGCGGCAACTCAGGGCGGAACAACGGCGGCCTTTCAAAGGACGGTTCCCATGTGGCACAGATTTCGTCCTGCGGAACCCTGACCGCGAGACCACGATCAAGGTCGGCCAGCGTTTTTAGAAGGAGGCGAACCCCCAGCGGAGCCAGCAGCTCTCTCCAGAGCGTTTCGGCGGTATCGCCGGGCCGCACGAACACGTGTTCTTGCGCCGCAATTGGCCCCGCGTCGATGTTGTCGGTCAACCAGTACACTGACCCGCCCGCAACCCTGTCGCCGCCATGTACAGCCCAACGAACCGCATCACGGCCCCTGTGTAGGGGGAGCAGGGACGGGTGGTACCCGATGGCACCAAAGCTCGCCCGTGCCCGTGTCTTGCGCCCAATGAAATCGTGCGAGTGGGCAGCGACAATGATGTCCGTGCCGACGGGGAGCGAATCGGCCCGAACCTGCGGTTGCCAGGGGATGTTGAGCCGTTCAGCCGTCGCTCTTACTCGGTCGAAGATTTGTGACCCGTCAGTACAGAGGTGCCCGGCGAACGCCGGAGAAGACACGCCGAGAATTCTGTACTTCATCGCAACGGCTTCGAGAACGCTTGCGCCGAATTGTTTCTGACCGCAGAGAAAGATATTCATTGGGTTAGCCCTTGCTCGGGCGGGCCGTAGTAACGGAAGCCCTGAATTGCCCGGAAGTGCCCGCCATACCCGGTGCCCGCACCGACTGCCTCTTTGCCGTGCCGCGCCGATCCGGACAATAATGACTGCCTACTCTTAATCTTGTTAGCCCCGTAGAGTACCGCCGAGACCTGACGCCACTTGGGGTCGCGGCGAAGGCCAGCGCAAAGGCCGGGGTGTGACGTGTGGAAGACGGTCGTCAGCGATTTGCCCCACTTGTTTTCGCCACGCCGCCACATTTCGCAGACCGAGTTGAGGAACCGCATGCCAACCCCAGCGCCTTGCCATTCCGGCATAACGACCAGACGTGTGCCGCGCCCCTCAAACTCTCCTTTGCCCTTGTTCACAGTAGACATTGCCATGTGGCAAACCGGCTCTCCGTCAACGGTACCGACGAAGTATTGAGCGGCGACAGGCAACGGAAGGTCTAAATAGTAATGCGACTTAAACAGCGGCCAGTGATGGCTATCTGTCTGCCATATTTCGAGGTCGAACTTTGGGCGTCGCCAAAGTGACCCCCTAGCGAAGGTTCGCTTCGCGGTGTCATAAACCCAGTCAGGTTCGAGCCACTCGATCACGTCGTAGTGGCAGGAGAGCAAAACACATTGACCGCCTGTTCGTTTCCATGCCTTCTGGAAAGCGAGCGCACCGAACTTGGCAATCTGCCGGTCAACCACGGACGTAAATTCATCGACTACGATCCTCTCAGGTTTCTCGCTGATGATTCGCGCGAGGTCGGCCCGGAACCGTTCGCCATTGGACAGCGCTTGGTAAGGACGCAGCCAGCAAGGAACTGTGCCAAGGCCAACAGTAGCAAGTGCTCCGGTTACCGCGTCGAAATCGCCGTCAGGTGCGATGGCGTCCACGATTGGTTTGTCGGTCGGCCAGCCCTCGGGCGAGTAGAAAGCGCACGGCCCGAATATCATCCGGCCCAACGAGGACTTGCCCGAACCGGAGGGGCCAACGATTACGCCAAGCTGCCAGTCGCGGTCGTCTATGTCCAACTCGGCGTCGAGGTTGAACTCCGCGCCGGACTCGGCGTTGAAGAGTGACTTTACGCGGGCGGCGCGGTAACTATTGAAATCCTTACAGGAGTTGCGTACTTCCAATCTCATCATTAGGTCACCACGACGCGGCACTCAAAGCCTTGGCCGGTCAACTTCTCGTAGACCTTCCGCTGGTCAGCCTCGCCCTTGCAGATAACGATCACTCCGTACTGTTCCTTGTACCGGTCCTCAGGTATCGCCAGGCCACACTCCGCGCCGGGCGCAATAATCTCGGCAAGTTCCTCATCTGTGAAGAACGGCTGCAAGTCCATCCCTTCCGCAAGCTGACCCAAGATCTCAGGGTTCCAGTCGATGCCAAGCTCTGAGGTGCGGTTGTCCGCAATGGCAAGCTGCTTCGCCTTCGGGTCATCCAGGAGGCTGAGGTCAGTCCGCTGAACGGCAATGATTTGGGTGCCGTCGCTCTGCACGACAATCACATCGTTGATCCCGGCGGCGGCGGCGTTCGAGACCGTCTTGTTCCCGGCGATGATGATGCCGTTCTTATCAATCAGAATGGAGCGACCGGCTCCGTACTCTTTTAGAGAGTGGGCGACGGCATCATTGCCGCGTTTGGTGCCCTTGTTGGCGTTCCCGGTATCGAGTTGTAAGTCAGAAATCTTCAAAATGGTTTATACCTTGCCTTTTATTACGCGATATTTCACACGGACCCCATGAGCGGTCGCGGTAGGCCGTCGTCTGAACATTGCCAGCCCCCTATCCCCTCTGTGTGGATGGTTCTTGCCATTCCTATGCTGCCAAGAGCGCGCAGACGCGCTTACCGTCGATTGGTGGGGTATCTGGTCGCTGTGTCGCCCTGTCATGCTCTGTCTTAGCTCTATGGCATGGACGACATAAGCTCTGGAGATTATCCAATTTGAGCCTTAGTTGTGGGACGGCGTCGATTGGAACGATGTGGTCAACGTCAACGGCGACTGTGACTCTGTTCTCTTTCAGGCAGTGCTGGCAGACGAATTTGTCGCGCCGAAGAGCTAGGAGCCGCACCCGTTTCCAATCATTGTCGTAGCCCCGGCTGGCTGTGGTTCCTCGGTAGCGATCACCTTCCCACTTGTGCTGCTTGTGATCGTCACAAAAGCCGTCATAGGTCAACTGAGGACAGCCACGAAAGTGACATGGCCTTGGGGGTGCAGTGGGCATACAAATACTCATTTGCAGGATTTGAACCTGCTATTCCTAATCAGCGATGGGGCAAAGCGGGGAGCCTGCCCCATCACCTAGGAGGGGCCAGTTATGCCGCTCTTGCGAGCACCGGAACTGGCTCCGGTCGAAGACAAGAGATAAGTTCCTCTGTCAACTTCTTGGATTTATTATCATTTCTGAGAATGAATCTTTTGATAAGCGAGTAGTCCCTGTCACCAAGATCCTTCGCTATGCGATAGGTCGTAATGCCCTCTTTATGGCGCTTGAGAATAGTTGTTCGCTCTTCTTCAGTAAGCCGTTTGGCTGGTTTCCTGTTGCAGTAGCGGCTTTGCCTATTTTTATCTTTCATATCCTGAACGTTAGTTTGACGGTCAGGAGCCAGGGTTAGGTGGTCTTTGTTTGTGCGAACACATCTTGGGTTGTCGCACCGGTGCATAGCTACGCTTTCAACTGGAAGCGGCGCACCGTATTGTTGTTGGAGAATCCAACGAGTGGCCGAGACCGTCTTGTTATCGACACGGAAAGTTGGATAACCCTTAGAACCACTGAAAAGAAAGCAGTCTTTCTTTCTTGGCTTTGCTGGTATGGTAGTGAGTCCGTCAAATCTTTGCAGGTCAGTAAGTATTTTCTTGCGCATGAATCCCTCAAAAGTGACCTTCTGGCTTTCAAAGGAAGCTCTTGAGGTTCGGGAAGTTGAGCTATTGTTCTGCTCATCCCTTCTTAGTATCCCCTGGTGATGTAAAACGATGCAGACATGATCAATATATTTTAGTTGAAAGGATACGTTATACGAGGACAGTTCCTTTTCTAACAGGTGGTGATTATCTTCCCGTTCTAGCTTTGGATATGACAGAGTGGAGCAGGCTTAACATCGATGATTCAAGCCTCCTGTTATTTGGCCTGAATCCTGCCTCTGCTGAAATGTTCTATTTCAATCAGGGTGAGCGGTAGGTGAGGCCGCCCTCTTTGTATAAACAACAACGCCATCAAATGTTGCTACTGCGAACTAACCTCTTAATCCCGCGTAGCGACTCTCAGAGGAATAACCATGAAGAATACGGGTTTACTGCATTACTTCTGCTTCAATAACTGAGTAGTATCAGTGTTACGGATCTGAATGATCAATCCACCTAGCTCCCTTTTTCCCACATAAAGAAATGGCCCCGGTTAGGGGGCCATGTAGAGTGTTGATTGACTGGATTGTTACTTTGCAGGATGAGCGGCTAGGTACGTGTCCAGCATCGTCTCCCGGCTGCCAAGATCGACTACACCCGGAAGGTTGGAAAACCGTCGCCGCTGCGGCGCTTGCCCCTCCTGGAGTCCGAACTGACGGCTGGGGAGCATCTAAAGGGTGTACACAAACCAGACTTTCGGGGAATGTTGACAGGTCGCAAGATGTGCTATGCTGTTTTTGTACGGGAAACACTCCGCACCGGCCACCAGGCCGTCATACATTGTATAAATGCGGGGTAACACTCCCGCAGCGGGAAACACTTCCGCTCCGGCCATCCGGGTTATGGTGGACCGGCCACCGGGAGGTGGATCAACCGGGAAAGTCCTAAAAGGTTTTATACGCGGCCAAACTACAGGCCGTATCCCAGAGGCATTTGCCTCCCTTTTAGGATGTGTGTATGGCATCAAAAGCAACAAAAGCACCCAAAACCCCCAAAGCGATATTGGACAATTTGTCCAATTCCGACCGACTGACGATCCGACTCAAAACTGCTGAAAAGGCCGGAGTCGATGATTCTGCCCCAGCAAAACTGTCGGCTGCACGTCGAGCAGTCGTAGAGGCAGCGGATCAATTCTCCGCCAGCCGCTACGCGCTCGGCATGGC